GATGAGAATGATGATGAGAAGTTAGAAGCATTCAATAAATTGACAAGTATGGATGTTCTCAATGAAATAAATAATAAATTTATGGATTTCAAATCAATGTGGAAGAATATGTTTGGAGATAATTATTCGTTCAAAGCAGGAGATGGAATCACAGATAGATTAAGAGAACATAAAGAACAGCAGAATGTATATGGTTATCCTTTTCAATCTGGATATTTGACAACTGTGTATAGAGGTATGCGACCAAAAAAATACATATTAAGAAGTTCTGTATCTGGTGGTGGTAAATCAAGAAGTTCTCTTGCTGACGGTTGTAATATGGTATCTGACCGAATATACGATTGGAGTAAAAAGGAATGGATATCTACAGGTGACAGTCAGCCAGTATTATTTATTTCTACTGAGTTGGAAAA